GACCTGCGCGATATTTACAAAGCGTTTAAACTTATGGATGAAACTGCAACCGATGAAGCAAAACGCCAATCTGCTGCTCTGGCGTATTTTGCATCTGAGGAAATTAAAGCGGCAGCTGCGAATAGAACAAAGTCAGGCATTGCAGCGAAAAGAATTGCAGATGGCGTTAAGGTCAGCAAGTCAAGCAAAATTGGTGAGTTCCGTTATGGTTTCGCATCACAGAGGTTTTCGGGTGGGGCTACGACTCAAACCTTATGGGGTGGTATGGAGTTTGGATCAAATAAGTTCAAACAGTTCCCTACATATTCTGGAAGGCAGGGCAGAGGTAGTCGAGGATGGTTTATCTATCCAACCCTTCGCAGAATTCAGCCTGAATTGATTAATAAATGGGAAGCAGCATTTAGTAGAATTCTCAAGGAGTGGGTCTAATGGCAAGAGATAATAGAACTTTAAAACTATCGATACTTGCCGATGTTGATGATCTAAAAAAGAAACTAGGCGAAGCCGATAAATCGGTAGAAAATAACGCAAACAAAATAAGTGAATTTGGAAAGAAAGCTGCGTTGGCATTTGCTGCTGCTGGTGCTGCTGCCGGCGCATTTGCTATATCAGCTGTTAAAGCTGCTGCTGAGGATGAGAAAGCTAGAAAATCCCTTGAGCAGACAATTAGAGCCAATACTAGGGCTACTGAGGAACAGATCAGATCAATTGATGTTTATATTACTAAGCAAGCAATTGCAACTGCTACCACCGATGATGTTTTAAGGCCAGCCCTATCTCGGTTGATCCGTTCTACTCAAGATGTTACTAAAGCTCAGGAACTTTTAAGCCTTGCTCAAGAAATTAGCGTGGCAACTGGTAAGCCATTAGAAACAGTTACAAACGCATTAGGTAGAGCCTATGATGGGTCAAATACTGCATTAGGTAAGTTAGGTCTAGGAATAGATGCTGCAACCTTAAAAACTAAATCATTTGATGATATTACTAAAGAGTTAAAGACTACCTATGGCGGGTTTATTGCCAATGAATCTACTAACGCTGAATTTAAGTTTAGACAATTAACTATTGCTATGGATGAGGCTAAGGAACAAATAGGAGCAGCATTACTTCCTATTTTTGTCAAATTTGCTGATTATTTAATTCAAACAGTAGTCCCTAACATTCAGGCATTTATATCTGGATTAACGGGAGATAACTCAATTGCATCAGAAACAGCTAAAGCGACCGAAGGTGCTTTTCGATTTGGTGAACAATTACGAGGAGTTATTAAGTTTGTAATTAACATTAAAGATGAATTGATTATATTAGGCGGAGTTATAGCCACAGTATTTGTTGTCAATAAAATTGCAGCATTTGTTACCGCTATTGGAACATTAATTGCAGCCATGAAAACACTTAGGACAGCAGCAGCGGGTGCGGGTGTTGCAACTGCATTTGCTACTGGTGGAGCATCGGTTGGAACAGCAGCAGCAGCATTAGCAGCTGTGGCAGTTACTTATGGATTAAGTCAATTTGCTAGAGGCGCAGACGAAACTGGAGCAGGTGGATCATCATTTGAATATGGTGCAGGTAATCCACAATTTGGTTTGCCAACAGGTGGTGGTGGCGGTGGGGGTTTTGGTGGTGGTGGAACTGGTGGTGGCGGAGCAGGTGGTGGTGCAGGTGGTGGCGGTGTTAGCACTCAAGCAGCTACTAGCTTAAAAGATTTAGCAGATAAATTATTAAGAGTTCAAGATCAATTTACAGATTTGACATTCCAAGTTGCAACAGGTGGAATTTCTAAATCAGCTGCACAAAAACAATTTGATGCACTTCAAGCACAATTTAAAGTATTGGAAAAGCAAGGCAATACATTAGCAGCCAATCCAAATATAGTTATCAATGTTTCAGGTGCAATAGATCCAGAGGGAACTGCTAGAGCTGTGGCAAATCAATTAAATAGTCAGGCTGCTAGAAGCGTAACCGCGCTTAGGGATAGATAATGTCAGATTTTACACCAGACTGGAAATTAACTGTCGGTGGGGTTGATTATACTAACATTACCATTTCAGATGTCCAACACCAAGCAGGTCGATCAGACATCTACCAACAGGCACTTCCTTCTTATATGCAAGTTACGTTGGTTGCATTAAATAACCAAACACTTCCATTTGACATTAACGACTCTTTTGATTTACAAGTTAAAGATTCAGCTGGATCTTATGTTTCATTATTTGGTGGCGATTTAACGGATGTCACAGTTGGAGTTTTACAAACAGGTGCAGCAGCCACAGTTGTTCAATACACGCTTTTGGCTATGGGTTCACTTGCTAGATTAACCAAAGAAATCTTTAATGACAACATTTCTCAAGATGAAGATGGCAACCAAATCTACGAGATTCTTTCAAGCGTATTGCTTGGAACTTGGAACGATGTGCCAGCAGCTTCAACATGGGCAACTTACAATGCAACCGAAACATGGGCAAATGCAGTCAATCTAGGACTTGGCGAAATAGATCAGCCTGGTCTTTACACCATGAGTTCTCAATCAAGTGTTACTGACACGATCTACAATGTCATTTCAGATATTGCAACCTCAGCCTTTGGATATATTTATGAGGACAATACCGGAAACATAGGTTATGCAGATGCAGACCATAGGCAGAATTATCTTTTAGTTAATGGTTATGTTGAATTAGATGCTCGCCATGCGTTAGGTGCTGGCTTATCTACGATTATGCGATCAGCAGATGTTCGTAATGATATTTATATTAATTATGGCAACAATTACAATTCACAGGTTGATGCCACAGATGCCGCTTCAATTGCCCTATATGGCTACAAAGCGGAAACGATTAACTCTCGAGTTCATGGCGCGACCGATGCTCAAGATATTGCCGATAGATACATAGCCCAAAGAGCTTACCCAATACCAGCATTCCAATCGATCACATTCCCAATCACTAGCCAAGAAATCGACAACGCGGATCGTGATGATCTACTAGCTGTATTTATGGGAATGCCAGTTCATATTCAAAACCTACCTACTCAAATCTCTGGTGGAGATTTTGAAGGTTATGTTGAGGGCTGGTCATGGAGCACTAGGTTCAATGAACTGTTTCTCACAATCAATGTTTCTCCAGTCGCATTTAGCCAAGTGGCGATGCGTTGGAATACAACCCCAGCCACAGAAACATGGCAAACAATCGACCCAACTTTAACTTGGGAATACGCTACAATAATCTCATAAGAATAGGACAATATGGCAACCACTACTAATTACAGCTGGAGCACTCCAGACGATACCGCGTTGGTCAAAGATGGTGCAGCAGCAATCAGATCACTTGGAACAGCAATTGACAGCACAGTATTTACAAATGCTGGAGCAGCAATCGCTAAAACTATTGTTGATGCTAAAGGCGACATTATTGTTGCAACCGCAGACAACACAGTTAGCCGTTTAGCAGTTGGCGCAAATGACACAGTATTAGTCGCAGACAGCGCACAAGCAACAGGAGTAAAATGGGCTGCACCTGCAAGCGGTGGAATGACTTTAATTAGCACAACAACATTATCTGGAACTAGTACCACTCTGAGTTCAATTCCGCAAACTTATAATTCTCTTTACTTAGTTATAACAGGTGTTAGTTATGCATCGGGATCAAACAATTTTCGTTTGAAACCAAATAATGTTGACAATTTAGCGGATTATAATTACCTTATCGGTGGAACAGTTAGTTCCGCATCAAACATAGTAAACTTATCAGGGCAAGATAATTTGTCCCAAACAGATGTTAATAATGTTTGGACTATGCAATGGGATAATTATACTTCAAGCACTAGATACAAAACTTTTAATTTTACATCAACTTTTCTAAATAATTCAGCCTCAAGAAAAATAGTTTTTGCTGCTGGAGTATTTAAATCTAATACCGCATTAACTTCTTTAGTTTTTGATGTTGAAGGGTCGATTGCTTTTTCAACTGGAACAGTCCTACTTTACGGAGTTAAATAATGAGCAGACCAATAATAAGAATACATAATGTTGAAACAGATGAAGTCATTGACAGAGAAATGACTGCTGCTGAATTTAAGATTGCCGAAGCAGATCAAGCAGCACAAGCAATTGTAAAAGCCGAAGCCGAAGCAAAAGAAGCAGAACGCCAAGCAATTCTTGATCGCTTAGGTTTAACTGCTGATGAAGCAAAATTGCTACTTGGCTAATGAAGCCTTGGTTATCTAAAGCTGCTGAAACATTCAGAGATCAA